GCAGCCTCGGCCGATCCTGAGGAAAGCGAAATAGAAGAAGAAACCCTAGACACCCCTGAGGAGGAAACAGTGTCAGAAGCAATCAAGGCCGAGTCAGCAGAGTCGGCAACAATCCCCACAAGCCCAATCCTTTACGCACAAGCACGACGCGAGTTCAAGTTGCCATCGGCAGCCGAATACATCTCGGCTTTCGTTCGTGGCGGTCACGACTTCGCAGTCATGAACGACAACATCCGAGCAGCAGCTCCCGACGTTGTAACCAGCGATATCCCAGGCGTCATCCCGACCCCGATCATCGCTCCTGTTTACAACAACTTCCAAGGACGTCGCCCACTTATCGACGCAACTGGCGTTCGCGCAATGCCACAAGCAGGCGCTATCTTCATCCGCCCAGTTGTAACTACACACAACACCATCGGAACTGCTACACAAAACACCACGATCACAGCTTCGGCTTTCGTTGTGGATGACGTGCAGATCACCAAAACCATCCAAGGTGGCTACGTTGAAATCAGCGAAGCTTCAATGGACTGGTCACAGCCAGAAGTGCTTTCCGCGCTCCTCGATGACATGGCTCGCGTATATGCAGATCGCACCGATCTTCTTGCTTGCTCTGAACTTGTAAGCGGAACCACAAACAGCAACAACTTCACAAACGCGTCCATCACGGATCCTGCTGAGTGGGTTCGCTGGATGTACGTAGCAGCTGCAGACATTCTCACAGGCTCGAATGGCAACTTGCCATCCGCTCTTGCTGTGTCACCAAACATCTTCCAGTACCTCGGTCAACTCGTGGACGGTCAGGATCGTCCGTTGTTCCCACAGGTCGGCCCGATGAACGCTTACGGCACAATGACACCTGGCTCCGACTCAGCAGTTGCTTTCGGTTTGCGTCTCGTAGTTGACCGCAACCTTGGCGCAGCCGACATGGTCATTATGGATCCAACTGGCATCGAGTGCTGGGAGCAGCAGAAGGGCGCTATCAGCGTTGAACAGCCTTCACAGCTCTCACGCCAAATCGCTTTCCGCGGTTACTTTGCAGCCAAGGTCATTGACGCTTCAAAGAGCATCAAAGCCGCTTTCGTCTAATCCTTAGCCCCACTCGAGAAAGTTTGCACCATGGCAGTATTCGCAGTCACTCACCACCAGCGACTAAACGACTACGCCGTGGTGCAGACCCTCGAGGACACGGACATCGGCATCGGTCAAAGCATCATTCTTGCAGGCTTAGGCCACGGCTTGAACGGCACTCACACGGTCTATGCAGTCAACCCTTACTATTTTGAAGGCGTTGATGACGAAGGCGACCTCCTTTTTGACTACGACGTTTACATCGGTAATCAGATTATTTTCTACGATGCTGGAACAGATCTAGAACGTGGTGCAGCGATCCCGACTGGGACGCTCACTTGGACTCAGACCTGCACATGGATCGTCGCAGCTGATGTTCTTTCATGGCTTGGTATCGCTGTCGCTACGGCAAACGATACCGCTTTCGTAACTGCCTGCACGGAGGCAAGTTGCGCGTTCGCGTTTAGGCGACGTAAGGAGGCAGGTTATTTTGACCAACTCAATGTCGTTCCAGGCGCGGACGTTAAATTGGCGACGACAATGCTGGCGGGTTCGTTATTTAGAGAGCGTGGGAGCGTGGACTCCTTCGCCAGTTTTGAAGCAATGAACATTCCAGGAACCGTCGGCTCGATGGGACAGATCAACCGTCTCCTCGGCGTCAATCGGAGTCAAGTCGCATGAGTGCTACGGGCATCTTCGCAAGCGCCCAGAGCACCCTTGTAGCGTCGCTCACGGGACTCGGGCTGGCAGTTGTCACCGATGCACGCAACGCTCGCCCGATGACTGTATTTGTCGAGCCCCCCACGTTCACTTGCTTTAACAGCAACATCGCCGAAATTACTTTCGGAGTGAGGATCCTCGCAGCGCCCCCAGGCAACAGCGACGCTAGCGACTACCTCATCACCACAGCCGACACGATCATGAACAGCGCGATCTCCCTCATCTCGGGCGCTCCTTCTGTCACGACAATCGGATCACAAGATATCCCCTCATACGATCTAGTCGTTCGTGTGGGAACCTCAAGAAACCCATAGGAGAAATCATGGCAACCACAACTTATTTATCACAACCAGCAGAACTGAAAATTGCAACCGTCGATCTGACTGACCAGGCCAGTTCGGTGAGTTTTACTCTCGGCAGTAACCCCCTTACGAGCACCGCCTTCGGAGATCTCGGGGAGCGTATGGTGCCTGGGTTGCAAACTGTCGAAGGGACAATCACCCTTTATGTTTCATACGGCGCATCAGAAGTCGAAGCCGTCATTGCTGGCGAAGTCGGTCAAGGCGACACCACAATCGTCGTGAAAAAAGGCTCAGGCGCTATCGCAGCTGACAATCCAGAGTGGACAATTAGCAACACCATGATCGCGAACTACCCAATCACCTACACCGTCGGCGAACTCCAAGTGATGGAAATCAGCTTCTCGGGTGGCACCTGGGTTCGCGACATCACCCCCTAATCCCATCCCTTACCGTGCAAAGGAAACCCCATGAAACTATCCATCAAGATCAACACAGGAGAAGGAGATTACGTTGTCGAAACTAATCTTTTTCATCTTGTGCAGCTCGAGCGGAAATACAAAGTCAAAGCGTCCGACCTCGCTAACGGTATCTCGATAGAGATGCTCGGCTACCTCGCCCACGAAGCAGCCAAACAGCAAGGACACAACCCCCCAATCATCCTGGACGACTTCCTCAAAAAGTTAGTCAACCTCGAAGTCTTGGAAACAGAGTCAGCAAACCCCACACAAGGGGATCAGTAGGGCGCAGCCTCGCCGAGTTACTTGTCGAGACTGGCTACTGGCCCCCATCCATCGAGTTCACTTACACAGATCTAAATACTGTGATAGATGTACTGAATAGACGCCGAAAGGATTAACGATGATCGAAATGAAATCAGAGATCAAAGGCGCGAAACAGGCAATCATCTCGTTACGGAAAATAGATCCTGAGTATCGCAAAGACTTCAATCGTGAAGCCAAAAACATTGCAGCGCCACTTGTCGCCGACGCTAAAGCCGAATATCCAGAGATGCCTCTGTCGGGTATGGCGAAACTCTGGACAAACAATGGGCGCGAGTTGTTGCCGTGGTCAGTGAGCAAAGTCCGCTCGGGCGTCAAACTCAAAACCTCTACGCGCAAAAACGCTTCAAGCGTCATCTACATAACCCAGGCGAACCCAGCAGGCGCGATCTTTGAAGTAGCAGGAAAAGCGAACCCTGGCAAAACATTCAACAAGAACCTACGTGCCAAAAAAGGTTTCATCTTGTGGCCCACAGCAGACAAACATCTCCCAGACGTCCAGCGCGGAATAGTCAAACTTGTAGAGGACGTCATGGACAAAGTTGAGAAGGAAATGCGCTAATGGCTATCAACATCCCGATTATTACCGACTTCAACGGCAAAGGCATTGACCTCGCTAACTCGGCTATTGGAGGCTTTGGCGGTTCAGCTACCAAAGTATTCAAGAACGTCGCCAAGTTCGCAGCCATCGGCGGAGCAGCAATAGCAGCAGGTCTCGGCGCGTCAGTCAAAGCAGCTGCAGAAGACGCTCAAGGGCAAGCCGTCCTAGCAAAGACTCTCAAGAACTCATCAAACTCCACCGACGATCAAATCAGTTCCATCGAGGATCTCATCTCGTCAATGACCTTGGCTACTGGCGTCGCCGACGACGACCTCAGAAACGGTCTCGGCACACTCGTTAGAGCGACAGGAAACTCGACCAAAGCCTTTGACCTGCTCAAAAGTGCCATGGATATTAGTGCAGCGACAGGTAAGCCTCTCGAGGCAACTACTTCCGCATTAGCAAAAGGCTACCTAGGCCAGATGGGCGCGCTAAAGAAGCTCGGCGTCCCACTCGATGCAAGCATCATCAAATCCAAGGACTTCGCTGCAGCAATGGACGCTGTTAACGAAAACTTTGGAGGAAGCCAGGAAGCACTTTCTAATAGCGCGGTCGGGCGCTTTGACAGACTGAAGAACGCTTTTGGGGAGGCATCCGAAACACTTGGCACAGCACTTCTCCCAGCGTTTGAAAAGATCGTCGGCTTTGCCACAAATGTTTTGATCCCAGCGTTTGAAAAAGTTTCCGCAGTCTTCGACAAGGAAGGTCTCGGCGGAGTTCTCAAGTTGCTCGGCGACCGACTCAAGGAAGGCATCCCAATCGCCTTAGACGCGCTCAAGAACCTTCTGGTCAAGATGGGCAACTGGATCATCAACGACGGTCTCCCATTGCTCTCCGAGAAGCTCGGCATCCTCAAAGAAAAACTTACAGCATGGATCAAAGAGTCAGGGCCAGAAGCCCTCACCGCTCTCGGCGCTTTCATCGGCGACATGATCAAATGGATCATTAACGACGGCATACCGCTCTTGATCAAAGCCACAGCAAAACTCTCAGTCGCGCTGCTGAAATGGCTCGTAGATATTGGGCCCGATCTAATCAAAGGACTCGCAGGGTTCGCCCTCGAGTTGGCAAGATCTCTCGTGACTGCTGTTCTCGGCGCGTTCTCAGACCTTGGCAAGTTCGGTCTAGAGATCGGCAAAGCCTTCGCGAACGGCATCATCTCAGTCGTAAACACTCAGCTCATAGATCGCATTAACAGGCTCCTCGAGTTCACTATTGACCCTCCAGGCCCAGGCCCAAAATTGACGATCAACCCTCCAGACATACCTCGGATCCCAATGCTCGCGGAAGGTGGCATCGTTACAGGCCCGACGCTAGCAATGATCGGCGAAGCAGGCCCCGAGGCTGTGATCCCTCTTTCTGGGCGCAATATGCCGAACATGGGAAACACTTTCAACGTGTACGTCAACGGAGGCGACCCCAATGCCATCGTCGATGCTCTACGCCGTTACAACCGCGCAAACGGCCCGATCCCAGTGACGACCTATGGCTAAGGCTTTTGAGTGGCGCGTTGATTTCTACAGCGCAGGCGCTTGGCGTACTTTGCCAACGGTTCAGACTGTCAACATTTTTCGCGGACGCCGACTACAAATTGACGACTATGCAGCCGACACAGGAACCGTCACAAGTCTTTTCCCGAGCGACTGGACGTACACCCCAAAAATGGGCGACCGTGTGCTTATCTACATTCACAAGCCAGGCATCACCGTCGGGGTTGACAACTACTCCTGCTTTTGGGGAAACATACGCGATGTAGATATTGACTACGGCCTAGTTACCAATATGGACTTGGTGACTATTAGTTGCGAAGGACTACAGGCAGACTTGGGACGCGCACAGTTGAACGCGTTCTCCCTTGTGCAAGACACAACCGATGAACAACTACTCCAAGTAGCAGCAGAAGTTGGCGTCGGCGTGGCGCAATTTTTCGGCAGGTCTATTGCCTCTGCTCAAACTTTTACGGGCAACGCTCTAGACATTGTTAACACTTTGACACGAACCGAAGAAGCGCGACTGTATGCAGGAGCATCTTCTTTTCAAGGCACAGAAAATATCTACTGGTTCGGACGAAACCAGACAGGTCTTATAGCCACCATTGACTTCAACGACGGCACAATTACACCGATGAACTCTGAACTTCTTTATGACGGCATTAGGTTCCGTTCTTCAACCGACAACTATTACAACCAGGTAACCATCACGCCTCTGTCAGTAGCTGCACAAGTTGCCTCAGATGGCACGACGCCAGTGTTCGGGTTACAGAAGAACACCGTGGACTTCTCAACAACGCAGGCAGATGATCACGCCGAGTGGCTTCTGGCTAACTTCGCTACTCGTAACAGTCAGGTCGCCGAAATTACTTTGACCGATGTTCAACAGGAACCGCTTGCTGGCCCTAACCCTTTCAACCGCCAAATGATTTCTGCGTGCGAAGTCCCAATTAACACTAAAGGAACAATCGGTTTCCGTGGCGACTCGTACAACGTGATCTATGAGGGCGTACAAATTAGCGCGACACCGCAGCAGACTCGAGTGACGTTGTATATGTCAGGGCAAGATAACAATGCATATATTGTTTTAAATAGCGATATTTACGGCAAATTAGACGAAAACAAATTAGGCTTTTAGGAGATTTATGGCTATAAAGACTTTTACTACTGGCGAAGTGTTGACCGCTTCAGACACAAACACTTACCTAGCAAACAGCGGGCTCGTATTTGTCAAGTCGCAAACAATCCCATCTAGCGCAAGCACCGCGATTACTGTCACAAATGCGTTTAGTTCAACATACGACGCTTACAAAATTACAATATTTGGGGGCAGCGCTTCAACTAACGCGCCGTTGCGTTTTGCTTTAGGGGCTTCAGCAACCGCCTATTATGGTGCATTAGTTTACGCTAGTTACGCTACGACAGTTGTTGGCGCAGCAACTATGAACAATGCTGCATATTTCCTTTATACCGGTTTTACCAATACCAACGGACAACTCACAACTATTGAAGTAAATAACCCTGCCGTCGCAAACATAACTACTATCCAAGCGCCTTTTATGGACGCTACAAACGCAGGACAATTGACTGGGTATCACGGCGTTAATACTGCATACACAGATTTTACTGTTACCCCAAACTCTGGGACTTGGACAAATAGCGTTATAACTGTTTACGGATACCGAAAGGCATAAACATGACTCGACCACTAATACAAATTGGCGACGAAGTACGCGAAATGACAGAAGAAGAATACGCCGCATTAGAAGCAACAGGTTGGAAAGAGTTCCCAGATGATTTGGCGGATTAGTTTTGTGGCGCTTTTGTTTGCGTCAATCCTTACCGCTTGCGGAGACCGAGTACGTCTTAACTGTGAGCCTCGAGTAAAGAACAAAGCACTCAGCGCGACCGTCACAGAAACAACACAAACAACAGAGACCCCACAATATGGGACAGGTGGCAAATGCTAAAGAAACCCGAGAACAGACTCACTAACGAAGAGATCCAAGCGCGTATCGTCATGATTGTCGCGTGTGGATTAACGCTTTCTTTTGTCGGCTCCGTCTTCACAATTTTGTACGGACTGCTATTTGTTTCACAGCCTGCGACAATGGCGGAACTTGACGCCCAGCAAATAAACATTCTCTCCTCGATGCTTCTCACCCTCTCGGGCGGACTCATCGGGCTACTCGCTGGAAACGGTCTCAAAGACAAGCCGAAAGACAAAAAAGATGACAACGCCTAAAGCAGCTCCGAAAAGTACAGCGATGCCGTACACAGGCAACAAAGACGCAACCGCAAACGGCAAAGCCACCCCAGGAGCCCACAAACTTCTCGACATTCTCGGCACTAAATGGGGCTTTAAGAACCTCGGGATCTACGCCTATCGTCCGATGCGCGGATCAACCATGCTTTCAGTACACGGCACGGGACGCGCTTTTGACGCTGGCTACAAACAATCCCAGCAAGAACTCGTTACAGAGATCTGCGACTGGCTCGCCGACAACCACGTCTCCCTAGGCATTGAAGAGATCCATCAGTACGTCTGGGGAACACACGGACGCGGTTTCCGCTGCAACCGTGACGGAAAGCCAGGCTGGAAAGAATGGGACGCCGAAAACAACGGAGGCCCTGGGGGCTATTGGATCCATGTAGAAGTTTCGCCGACGTTCGCCCAGAACCCTCGGCTCATTGTGCAGGCTTGGAAAAAGACGATCCCCACTTTCGTCACACCGATCGTGTAAGTTCTCTAGCGTCACCTTCTATCCCTACTACGGAGGCACTAATGGCAGGCAAAATTATTCGACCCGACGACTGGGACGAAGGCACTCTCTTTCATGCACCATTGCATCGAGAACCCGACCGTCCCACTAGCGTCCAAGGCGCTCGAGACGTTAAACACAGGCGAACATCCCAGGCGATGCTTCTGCTTATTGAGTACCGTAACCACAACCTCACCGATGAGGAAGCAGGAGCCCGATCTGGGCTTATTAGGCGTTCACGGTGCTACTGGAAGAGGTGCTCGGATCTTCGAGCTGCAGGCTATATCGTGCCTACTGGAGCCACTCGGATCGGCTCTTCAGGATCAGCACAGATGATCTGTGCAATTACCCCAGAGGGCCTCAAGGCTCTTGATTAGGAGGAATTATGTTCACTCGATCAAAGGATCGTCGTTAAGCGACTTGCGGCAGCCGTGCTTGTTATTGCCGCTTTCCACCCATCTCCAGCAAGTGCCGAGGCTCTGCCCTTCCGATGCGAATACTACGCAACGAAAGCAGTCCAACTCGGCTGGCCTAAAAAGGAGAAAAAGATGCTAAAGAAGATTATGTGGCGCGAGTCGCGTTGTCAGACAACGAGCATCAACCGCAAAGACCCGTACGGCGGATCTTTCGGACTACTACAAATAAACGGCAGTAATGTCGGCTGGGCAAAGCGTGAAGGCTTCATAAAAAGCCGAGACGACTTAACCAAAAGACACCAAAACCTCAAGGTCGGACTCGAGCTGTGGAAGCTCTACGGATGGCGACCATGGGGAACCAAATCATCCCAATAACAGAAAGAGCCCCTACATGACATTCAACTTAGACAATTACGAGCCAGTAGCGCCCAGGCTGGCGCGATGGCTAGAGAACGTCGCCAAGTCCTCAGTCGTTCCTCGAGTTATCACAACGCTCATTGCTTACGAGCCAGGCAAGTGGTGCATCTTCAAGACTGATCTCTATGAAGGCGACATACTTGTTTCGACAGGTCATGCCTACGAAGAGCACACCGAAAGAGGCGTCAATTCTACAAGTTTCATGGAGAACTGTGAAACGAGCTCGACGGGACGCGCTTTGAGTAATTATGGGATGGCAGGCTCAGACCCGTCAAAGCGCCCCTCTCGTGAAGAGATGACAAAAGTACAACGCATGACACCCAGCGACGCTCCTGAAGGCACACAACGCCCACAGGCATCACCTAACAAGCAAGCATCAGACGCGCAACTTGGGCTCATCCGCACACTTTCCAAGAAACTTGGCTTCGAGGCACACTTCCCACCAAATTTCACGAGTTACGACGCCTCCCAGGTGATCCAAGAGCTCAAAGGCAACGTCATCCCACTCGCGATCCGTGCCGAGTCTTTCGAGGATCCGTTCTAATGGGCCTCATTCAAAAAGCCATCGCCTGGGCAATCATTGTCGGCCTGATCACATTGGTCATCGAGGCCATCATTTACGAGCGCGAAGTATCAACAAAGAGCAAACAGGAAAGGCCCTTCTATGAGTGACGATCAAGTCTGGAACGCATTTATTAGCGCGATACCTGCACAAGACAAAGCACGACACGACCTAGAGAACTTCCAGGCGCGACTTCTCAAAAACGCGCTACAGGAAATCGAGGATCTAAAATTAGAGATCATCCAGCATCGCGCCGAGATCGTGCAGCTTGAGGAAGTGCTGCAGGGCTACTCGAGCCTGCTGCATGACGTAACACAAGACAGAGACCGCTTTCGCGACGACTGGAAAGCAATGACACAGGAGTTATCAAGATGGCGAAAATGACAGAAGACGATCACTACGAGATCAAGGTTTACCCAAAAGGCAACAGGGTCGTCCTCAGGTTCGTCGGCGACTGCTGGGACGTGCATAACTACGAGATGACATACAACTCGTACGTCGCCCCATTAGTGAGGCGCTACTCAAACGACTGGATGACCTGGGGCGATCGGATCACACTTACTCACGGCTATTACGTCTGGACGTGGGAACAGCGCGAACTAGACATCAAAGGCGACGGCTAAATGGTTGCCATAAGCGAAAAAGAGTTTCAAAACAAAGTCGTCGCCCTAGCCATCATGTACGGATGGCGCGTAACACACTTCAGAGCCTCACAGGTCGGCGGAAGGTGGATGACAGCCATACAAGGACACTCGGGCTTCCCCGACCTCGTTCTCGCCCATGAGCACAAAGGGCTTCTGTTCTGTGAACTTAAGACGGAGCGAGGACGCCTAGACCCAGCACAGATCACCTGGCTTCGCACACTCGACGCAGCTGGAGCCGAGGCTTACTGTTGGAGACCATCAGACATGCAATTCATCACACAACGACTACTAGAGAAAGCCCCTACAAAATGACAATCATCCGCGCCGAACGGCCTCACATCAACTACACGATCATCAAGAACGAGACCCTCAGGAACAACTCGCTCTCCTTCCGTGCTCGAGGAATACACGCCTACCTCCTCTCAATGCCGGACAACTGGCGCACATCAGCGCTCCAAATGTCACGCCAAGGGCAAGAAGGGCGCGACGCCATCCTGAAAGCACTTCAAGAGCTAGAGGACGCTGGTTTCGTTAAGCGCACCAAGAGCCAAGACCCTCGAGGGCGCTGGCACTCCGAGATCATTGTGTATGACGAGTGCTGCTTGACGCGTGTGGAAATGCTGTGGAAAAGACGTGGAGAAGAGAAAGCACCGACGCCTGAAAAACCGACGTCGGATAACCAGGCGTCTTATAAAGAACTAATAACTAATGACGTTGAGAAAAAATCAGAGACATTACTCAAGACCCGAACGCTTATCTGTGGACAATGCGGAGGATCAGGGCGCGTCCTAGGCTTCATGGATAGCCCCATGGAATGCCCAGACTGCCACGGCGACGGCATCCAACAATGAGCGCCCCACGACGTAAAGACCTAGATAGCGCGTCATACAGAAAGAACCGCGAGACCTTCCTCAACGAATGGGACGGCGCGTGCCATTGGTGCAAGCGCGCTCGAGCAACAACCATCGACCACGTCATAGAACAAGACCGAGGAGCAGACCCCACAGACCAATCCAACTGGGTAGGAGCCTGTCATAAATGCAACAGCCGACGCGGAGCCGAGTACCTAGCCAAGAAACGCAACGCAACAGTCCAAGCAAGAACGAAAGCACAAAATCAAACACAAAAATTAGAAAATAATATTAATTTTTTTGAAATTGAAAAATTATTCAC